GGTCAAACGGGCGCAAATTCCCCACAGATACTAGGGGGCATTAGGGCCAACCTCTAGGGCTACAACGACATGCGGAAGGCACGCAAGGATAGCGCGGGCGAGGCGAAACCGAAGCGCGGAGCGCGCGCAAGGCTCTCCACGCGCAGGGATGTCGCGCAGGCGCTCGGCGTGCACATGGACAGCATCTCGAAGTGGGAGCGTCAGGGCTTGCCGATCGTGAAGCGCGGCGGGCGGGGCCGGCCGTCAAAGTACGACCTCGAGGCGGTGCGCGCGTGGCTCGCGGCCCGCGACCAGGCGGCGCGGAAGGCGGCGGATGGGCCGCTGGACCCGGTGCAGGAGCGGGCGGCGCGGGACCACTGGCAGGCCGAGCTCGCGGAGCAGACGCACCAGATCCGCCAGAAGACGTTGCTCCCGGCGGACGAGGTGTCCAGGGCCTGGGCGGCGGAGATCGCTGGGGTGCGGGCAAAGCTGCTGGCGCTGCCCACGACGTTCGCGGACCGCATCCACCGTGCGGCGACGCTCCACGGGCTGGCCGGGGTCGAGAAGACGCTCCAGGCGGCCGTGTACGACGTCCTCCGGCAGCTCGCCGGGGCGACGCCGCGGGAGGGGGCCGCTTGAGTGCCTGTTCCCCGGCGGTGGCCACGGTTCTGGGGCGGGTGCGGGCGGGGTGGGCGCCGCCCCCGCTGCTCACGGTCTCAGAGTTCTGCGATCGGGAGCTGGTGGTGACGACGGGGCCCCTGGCCGGGACGCACTGGCAGACCGACTTCGCCCCCTACCAGCGGGGCATCCTGGACGCTCTCCACGAGCCGGGGGTCGAGTACGTGGCGGTCCGGGGGTCCAGCCAGTTCGGGAAGACCTCGATCGCGGTGGCGGTGGTCGCCTACCACATCGCCCATGACCCGTGTCCGATCCTGGTCGTGGAGCCAACCGTTGACCCCATGGCGAGGGACTTTGCGAAGAACCGGCTCGACCCCGTGATCGCGGCGAGCCCGAGGCTGTCGGAGAGCGTTTCGAAGCGGCGGGCGAAGGACTCGAGCAACACCATCCTGGCGAAGAGCTTTCGCGGGGGCAGCCTTTCTATCGGGGGGGCAAACTCGGCCGCATCCCTTGCGGCTCGATCGATCCGGGTCCTGATTCTGGACGAGGTGGACCGCTACCCGCCGGAGCTCCCCGGGGAGGGGTCGACCATCCAGATCGCCCTGAAGCGCACGGCCGCCTACCGCGGGCGCCGGCGGATCATGCTGCTGAGCACCCCGACCGTGAAGGACGGGGCGATTGACGCCTGGTTCAAGCGCGGGGACCAGCGGCGGTATTACGTGCCCTGCCCGAAGTGCCAGCACATGCACGCCTTCGAGTGGCGGAACGTCCGCTGGGTCGACGCGGACCACCCCGAGACGGCCCGGCTCCACTGCCCGGCGTGCGACTACGCGATCGACGATGCCCAGCGGGTGTCGATCCTGGGGGGCGGGGAGTGGCGGGCGGAGGCGCATCCGAAGGACCACAGCATCGTGTCGTTCCACATCTGGGAGGCCTACTCGCCGTTCTCGTCGCTCCAGGACATCGTCAGGGCGTTCTTGCGGGCCCGGGAGGCCCAGAAGGCCGGGGACCGGGGTGAGATGCACACCTGGCAGAACACGACCCTCGGGGAGCCGGTGGAGCCCGAGCAGGGCGACGGGGTAGAGCCCCACGCGCTGCTGTCCCGGCTCGAGGCCTACGAGGCCCAGGTGCCGGCCGGGGCCTGCTTCCTGACGATGGGGGTGGACACCCAGGACGACCGGCTTGAGGCGCTCGTCGTTGGATGGGGCCCGGGGGAGGAATCCTGGCTGGTGGACCGCCACCGGCTCGACGGGGACACGACGCAGCCGGGCACGTGGCAGCAGCTCGACGAGCTCCTCGCCCGGCAGTACCTCCACGCCTCTGGGGGCAGGCTCCCGATCGCGGCGACGTGCCTGGACACGGCGGGCCACCGGACCACCCAGGCCTACGACTACGTGCTGAAGCACCGGCAGGCGGCGCTCCGGCGGGTGTTCGCGACGATCGGGCGGGACGGGCAGCGGCCGATCGTGTCGTCGCCGTCGCCGCGGACCTGGGGGAAGGGCGGCCGGCCGGTCGATCTCTACACGATCGGGGTCGACGCGGCGAAGTCGCTCATCCAGACGCGGCTCGCGCTGCTCGAAGCCGGGCCAGGGTTCGTCCACCTGCCGACGCTGGAGTGGGCGGACGAGGAGCTCGCGAGCCAACTCACGAGTGAGCGGCTGGTGACGAAGTACACCAAGGGTATCCCGGTCCAGATCTGGAAGCAGATCCGGGCGCGGAACGAGATGCTCGACTGCAAGGTGCTCGCGCTGGCCGCGCTGCGGCTCTCGCGCGTGGATCTGACGCTCCTGGCCGAGCGGATGGCGAAGCCGCGGGAGGCTCAGCCTCCGCCGGCGCCGAAGCCGGCCCGGACACCCTGGATCGATCGCGGCCGCGGCGGCTGGTTGAAAGGACGGTAGGGCATGGCGTGGACTCAGACGGATGTCGATGCGCTCGAGCGGGCCATCGCGGACGGGCGCGGGGCGCGATCGATCAGCTTCTCGGACCAGACCATCGTCTTCGGTTCGATCCCCGAGATGCTGCAGCTCCTCGCGACGATGAAGGGCGCTCTTGCCATGGCGGCGGGAACTTCGACGACGCGGTACGCCGCGTTCAGCAAGGGGGTTTGATGCGCCCGACGAACTGGATCGACCGCACGATCGGGTACTTCAGCCCACTGGCTGGGCTGCGGCGCACCCGCGCGCGCGTGGCGGCGGATCTCCTCGCCCGGAGCTACTACGAGGGAGCGTCCACCAGCCGGAGGACCCAGGGCTGGACGCGGAGCTCTGGCGACGCGAATGCGGTTATGGCCCCGGACCTGTCCAACCTCCGGGCCTCCGCGCGCCATCTGGTGGCGAACAACGGCCACGCGGAGAGCGCGCTGACCACAATCTGCGACCACGTCGTCGGCTGGGGCATCGTGGCGAAGCCGAAACCGAAGAACGTGAAGGCGATGGACCTCTGGGAGCAGTGGGCTGGCACGACCGCGTGCGATGCGGACGGCCGCCAGGACTTCGCGGGGCTGCAGCACCTCGTCATGCGCACCGTCGTGGAGTCCGGCGAGGCCCTCGTGCGGAGACGCCTGCGGCGCCCGGAGGACGGACTACCCCTCCAGTTGCAGATCCAGGTGCTCGAGCCGGACTTCCTCGACACCGACAAGAGCCAGGTGACGAAGAACGCGGACGGGGTGATCGTCGGCCGCATCGTGAACGGCATCGAGTTCGACGCCATCGGGAAGCGCGTCGCCTACTGGCTCTTCCCCGAGCACCCCGGCTCCGTCCAGGCGAGGACGTGGACGTCGGTCCGGGTGCCGGCGGAGAGCGTATTGCACATCTACCGCCAGGACCGGGCGAGCCAGGTGCGCGGGGCGTCGTGGTTCGCGCCCGTCCTGCTCAAGTTCAAGGACTTCGACGACTTCGACGACGCGACGCTGATGAAGCAGAAGATCGCGGCCTGCCTCGCGGTCATCACGACCGACGTGGACGGGACGGCACCGCCCCTCGGGACGGTGGACCCGGCGACCCCGACGATCGACAGCCTCGAGCCAGGCGGCATCCTGAACGCCGCGCCAGGCCGGGCGGTGACGGTGGTCGATCCGCCGTCCGTGCGGGACTACTCGGACTATACCCGGACCACCCTGCGCATGATCGCTACCGGCCTCGGGGTGTCCTACGAGGACCTGACGGGTGACTACGGGGATGTGAACTTCTCGAGCGCGCGCATGTCTCGGCTACGGCACTGGGCGCGGGTCGAGGACTGGCGCTGGCGGATGCTGATTCCGCAGTTCTGCGATCCGGTGTGGGCGTGGGCGATGCAGGCTGCCGTGATCGGTGGGCTCGGAGAGGCGCCGCGGGTCGGGTGGTCGGCGCCGCCGTTGCCGATGATCGAGCCGGACCGTGAGGGGCTCGCCTACATGCGGAACATCCGGGCGGGGATCATGACGCTGTCGGAGGCGATCCGGGAGCGTGGCTACGACCCGAAGGACATGCTGGCCGAGTACGCGGCCGACAACAAGGCGCTCGACGCGCTCGGCATCGTTCTCGACAGCGACGCGCGCAACACCACCCAGGCTGGCAATCCGCGTAACACCGCGCAGGCGGTCCCGCCACCGCCACCGCCCGCAGCAGACGAGGAGGACGACGCGGCATGAGCAGGAGGAGCCGAATGGCCGTACTACCGGAAGCCCTGGAGACGCCCGAGCGCGACATGGCTCTCCTCACCCGAGGACCCGGCGACAACGACGAGGAGGCCACGCCCGACGACTTCGACGCGAGGGGTGCCGCCGACGAACTCCAGGCCCTCCGCGCGCGGATCGAGGCCGCGCGGAGCATCCAGCCGGCGCCGAAGGATCTCCACTGCCGCGACTGTTTCCAGCGGGGCCGCGACGCCGCGCTGCGGGTAATCGAGGAGGAGTGACCGAGATGGACGATCACCGAGCCTTGCCGTTGACGGCGCGGCAACGGGACGTGTTGATGGTGATCGTCCGCTTCACGGAGGCGACCGGTGAGGTTCCGTCCGTGCTGTACGTGGCCCGGCGTCTGGTTCTGAGCCGGGCCGCGGTGCGGGAGCACCTCGTGGCTCTCCACAGGAAGGGCTGGCTGCAGACCCCCGCGCCCGCCGGCCTGCAGTGCCTCCACGTACCGCCTCAGTAGCACCCCCGCCACTTTTTGGCATCTAGCGTGCAGGGTGCGCCGAGCCGCAAACTGTTCGCGAGATGGCGAATCAGATCCAGTCGCCCCCCAGCCCCCCCGACGGAAGCCGCACCGTTCGCATGCCGCCCCTGTCGATGCGGGCGGACATCGGTCCCCGCAGCATCAACGACGAGGCCAGAACCGCCGACCTGATTCTGACGACCGTCGCCGGCGTCCGGCGCCGTGACTGGTGGACCGGCGAGGAGTGGATCGAGGTTCTGTCGATGGACCCCGCCCACGTCCGCCTCGAGCGCATCAACGGCGGTGCCCCGCTGCTCGACAGCCACAACGCCTTCTCGACGGCCGACATCCTCGGGACCGTCGTCCCGGGGTCCGTGTCGGTCACGAAGAAGGCGATGCTCGGCAGCGTCCGCTTCTCGAAGCGCGACGCGGTCGAGGAGATCTGGAAGGACGTCAAGGACGGCATCATCCGCGACGTCTCGATCGGCTACCGAATCCACAAGTTCGAGGAGTCGATCGGGAAGGACAACAAAATCCCGATCCGGACGGCGATCGACTGGGAGCCCTTCGAGGCGAGCCTGGTGCCGATCCCGGCCGACCCGGGCGCGAAAGTGCGCGGAGCCGAGCCTGCAGACGCCAACCCCTGCGAGATCGTGACGCGCGGCGCGGAGCGCATCGCGCCGGCCGAGCCCGTGAAGTCGGAGCCGCCCGTGCCAGAAAAGCAGCCCGCGAAGCCGGGCGTCCAGAAGGAGCCGAAGATGAGCGACAACGACCGTTCCGAGACCATCGCGGAGCCCCGCGAGCGTATCCCCGCGCCTCCGGCCGAGACGGAGCCGAACGAGCGGGACACCGCCGTCGCCATGGAACGGGCCCGGGTTCAGGGCATCCGCAGCGCGTGTCTGGCGGCACGGCTGCCCCGCTCCTTCGAGGACGAGCTCATCACCAAGGGCGTCGCCCTCGTGGACGCGCAGAGCCGCGTCTTCGACGAGCTGCGCAAGCGCGAGGACCCGAACCCGCGCGTCCCGGAGGTGAACTCCGGTTCGAGCGTGATGGTCGGCGACGATCCGCTCGTCCACAAGCGCGCCTCCATCGAGCGGGCGCTGTGCCATCGGATCGACCCGCAGAACTTCAAGCTGGGCGAGAACGACCGCGAGTACCGCGGCCTGTCCCTGATGGACGTGGCCG